GGGTGTTATTTGGATTCCTGTTATTGTAATTTCTTTTTCAAGAATATTCTCATTTTACTTGCGTCTTTAGAAAATAAATTAAATCCTTTTAAGTTTGCTTCTTTTGCTAATAATAGCATATCTTCTAAAGACATTGAATCTATTTTGGAAGATAATTCTACATTGTCAGCCTCCTCATCCTCGTCGCCATCTTCATCTGGAGCATCTTCGTCTTCGTCTTCAGATTGCTCAATTTGCTCCCAATTATCACCGTCTAATAATAGTGAAGCAATTGAATCTTCAACTTCAATTGTCCCTTGTTCACTGATCTCAACTTCACCTATTTTTGGTAAAATTATAGCTTTACCAAACATTGTTCTGATTTTTGTTCTTAATAACATAATTTATTTGATTTAATTGTTTTTTAAAAGAATAAATGGTTGGATAGAAATATATCCTAATCCAACCATTTTTAATTATTTGACCTGTTTTATTTAATTACAACGACCCGACGTTGATGAATTTAACCATCTTTTTAGGTGCGTATAAGAATGGAGTACCATACATTAACATCATAAATCTGAATGCTGGACCAGTTACAGCTAAATCCATTTTCATTAATGGTGCTAATTGCTTGAATGATAACACTTCATCATCTTGTTGGATCAAGAATGAAACATTAGTATTGCCAATGATTCTATTTCGATCTCTAACTTTTCCAGCTACACCACCATCGTATCCTGCAACCATTTCAGTTTTTGAAATATCAAAAAGAGGATAGAAGATTGAGGCTGCAGCAGAAGCAGCATTCTTTTGACTGATATAGATTTTAAAACCAGTCGAAGCATTTATTGAAGCGGTATCTGTGAATTCTAAATCAGCAGAACCTCCAGCAACTATTGCAGCAGCAGCACCATTAAGTACAGTGAGTGCACTCTCTCCATATCTATTTATAGCACAAACAGCGTAGAAGTAATTTCCAGCAGTAGTTGCATTAAATTTAGATGAAGCGTCAGACGCCACTGGAGTAACACCTACAGCAGTTGGTGCAGCAGGAGCATTTGCACTAGTGCTTGGAGCACCTTGTTTTTTGCTTGCAGCTTGATTCATGAAGATATCATGGTTCAAATTGATGTTACCAAATTGAGATTCGAAAGATTTTACTCTTTGACCCATTACGCCATTGCTTAATGCTTGTGTATTCGGCTGAATGAATTTGTTTCCGTAGAAATTTTTCACAAAATCAGACAATACTTTTGGCGGAGCATAAAGATCAGTACCTACACCGAAATTTTGCACGATTCCATTTGCAGCATCTTCAATCGCTTCTTCAGTAAGTGCTGAACCTCTTAAATCGATTACAACTTCAGAGTTGTAATAATCATCAAGTGTTAAGAATGCATCGTTTTGCTTGTGTTGAGTCAATAAGCCATTGAACTCTTGCGGAATAATAGATGCATCACCAGAAAATAATGCCTTATCTAATTTACGTAAAATCCAAAGAGTACCATTCTTAACCTCTCTATCGATAGCGTTACCAATCATGGTATTCACCAATGTCATAGGATGAGTTACAGATTTAGTGATACCTAAGAATTTAACGTGTTGAGCACGTCTTACATATGTAGAATCTTCTTCTACTGGCAATTCACCTTCATTGTTGAATCCTCCACGCTCTTGACCATAAGAGGTCAATTGATTGTACTCTTCAACGGTGTTGAAAGCAGCCATTTTTGGAATATTTTTCCAAAAAACAACATCTTGTTCAGAATGAGTCAACACTTTCAATGTCTTCTCCAAACTTTCAACTTTTAATGGCGAACCACTTGCTGTGGTCAAATTAGTGGTCTCTCTACCTGTAATTGACCCCGCAGAAAGTGCTTTGTTAAGGTTGTCTAAATCTTCAGGAGAAGTTTGACCACCAAACATAACTTGATTATCAAGTCCTAATTGGTAATCTGAAAGATTAATCATATGAATTATTTTTAATATTAATACTTGTTTTTATTGTTGCTTGATTGATTACTTAACCAATGTGATATTCTTCTCAGATTTGATTAATTGAGCAACTTCTGCAGATAAGTGCCCACTTGATTCAAATACAGTCATTGCTTTTGCAAGTTCTGGATTAAATCCTTTTTCAAAAGCCATATTATCCAATAATGATAACACTTGTGGTTTGTTTTGAGAAACGCTTAAAATATTACCAGTTTGTTGATTGTCATTTTCGTTTCCAAACCCTTTTTCAAAAGATTTAGATAATGGTCTAGTTGTAGATTTTCTACCAATTATTGGTTGACCTCCAAATTCTTCTAATGATTTCTTTAAATCAAAGTTATCTTGCTTTAAATCAGCGATTTCAGATTTATTTTCAACCTGTAAATCATAAATACCTTTCAATAAAGTTCCAACGCCTTTAAACATTTCAATGTTTTCAGATGCAATCAAATCAATTGATTTTTTCAAATTTTTAAAATCATCATTATCTTCTTCTTCATCAGAATCATCAACATCATCGGAGTCATCAGCATCGGTCTTCGCTGCTTTTTTGATGTCTCCTTCTGCTGATTCATCTTTTGTGTTATCAACATCTTTGTCATTGGATTTTTTCAATCCTAAAACTCCCAACGCTTTTTCAAGTGTTTCTGAAGTAATGTTTGTTTTGTCGTCTTTTGCCATCTCTAGATTATTTAGTATTTCAACGTATCCTGTTGCTTTTTCAAATGTAATAACTGAATCTATTTTCATCAAGCTGCTTATAACTTCACTTTTAGATAATGTCTTTGGTTTTTTAATGATCTTGTCATCATCTTCCTCTTCCTCTTCCTCTTCGTCGTCAATTTGATTCTTGACATTACCCTCAACACTCTCTTTAATCAGAGGCTTACCTGAATCTTCATCTGAAGTATTCAGTGCTTTTTCTAGCTTGTTTAACTTTTCAATTTCAAAATCTCCGTCAAAATTTGAATCAAATGAATAAGGCTTCAAATCATCTTCAGATAATTCATTGAAATTACCCTTAACTATATTTACAATACTGTCTGGATTTTTAGGACTTATTGTCAATGCTATATTTGTTATCAATGCTTTTGAAACCTTAGAATCATCATCAGGATCACGCTCTGTAGCTTTTCCTTCAATTGAGAATCCTAATCTTCTTGTTTTTGAAGATTTCTGTAGTGTCTGAGCTAATGCAAATACAGACTTTGCTAATGGATTATCTGCGTATAATTCTGCCTCAACATATAATCCTTCTTTTGTTAATTTAACACTAGAGGGTTCACCAATTATAGCATCTGGGGACTTATTGTGATTCCAATTAACTATACCTTTATTCTTGAAGTAAGATAAATCAAACCCATTTGGATCCAATGATTCACCATCTAAATCTTTTTTTGAGGTTGATGCGATTCCACCAACCTTCATTTTTTCAACACCGCCAGTGCCTGTTCCGCTTTTTTCCAAAACATCTAGAGGCATCCAAAATCTGAAATTCTTTTCCATAATTGAAATTAATTTGATTGTTTATAACTGTTAATTGATTAAAATTGAAACTGCCACCAATTTCTCAGTAGCAGAATCAACCAAATCAAAATAAATAATAATCACTTAAGATGTTATTAATAACTGTTTAATTATATGTTATTGTTGTCTTTATTTTTGATCTTCTATTAACGCCATATGTATTTCTACCTATAATGAATTGTTTTTTAGCTTTATCCCAAACGCCATTTTCTGGAAAATTATGTAATGTGCATCTGCACCACGGATGTATAGGATTTATGGAGGGAAGCCAATCTTTTACCTTGCGACCAATATTTGAACCATTTTTGATAACATCTGTTAATTTAAATATTTTTGGTTCACTTTCTATACCATCTGTAAGGTATATTTTTTGACAATGGTTGCAAGCTTGATCATATACCCCATAATAAACTTTAACATCATCACCATATTGTTTCAATAATTGAGAAGCAATTCCATGTTGATATGCGCTGTGCATGTTGTAATCTGCTATTCTATCAAAGTCTCTTGCCCAATCCCCAGTCTTGTGACCTAATTCTGAAGATAATTCTTTTATTGATTTGCGTTGTTCAATAGCTTTTATTGTTTCGTGTTTAATTATATTTTCATAATTAGCTCTTTGCTTTTGATCAATTTCTATTGCTACTTGTGAAAAATCTTTACTGACTCTATTTCCCAAACCTTTTATATCCGAATATAATTGGTGTTTTACGTATTCTAATGCTTCTTTTTCTGACGAAGTTAGTGGAATATAATTATTGCTACCTATGAATCTTTTTAATTCATTAAAATCCATATTTTTGCTCCTATCATCACCCAATGCTTCTGATATGATTCCGAATTGATAAGCGTAATCAACAACTGTTTGCTCTGGTAATTTAGATACATCTACACCTCTTGATTTGAGTAATTTTTTATCTTGCTTAGATAGAGTGTCTCTACCTACATTATTACCCACAAACAAAGCGTGGTAAAAATCTACCGCACTCATTAACTCTCTTATTTTAGATAAATTGAATATCATTAGAACGATCCAAGTTTATTGAATGCTTTTTCGATATCATTTTCAGATATTGATTTTTTGAATCTTTTTTGAGAGTCGTATTCTTTTTTCAATTTCACACCCTCTTCTCCTAAAGAATTCATTTGTTTTCTTAATTTTGTCGCTTCATCACTTTCAAATCCATGTTTTTTTAATACCTCATCATACTCTTTTCGCAGAGCAACTTCTTTCACGCCATGTTCACTTAAATCTTGTAATATTACAACTTTTTTAGTATTCTTCATTTTTTTTAACTCCTCATCGTCATCAGGCTGTGAAGATTCATCATTCTTCGCTTCTTTCTTTACATCACCTTTTAGTGGACTAATTCTATTTGGCATAATACCATAAACATTTCCATTTCCAAAATCAACTGAATATTGTTCTGTTGTGTTTGATGGCAACTTTACTATTTTACCACTACCATCTCTACCTTGTACTGTCACTTTTGTACCTAATGGATGATATTGTTCTTGAGTAGTATCTTTCTTACCACTATGATCACCTACATTACGTTTCCCTCTTGCTATTTGGTCTGCTTCAACTTCTGTGGCGCCTTCATCCATGGCTTGTGTATGTTTGTCGATTTGTTTTTGAGAAGTGGTTTTAATTTCATCCTTACCGCCTTTGAAATTTTTTATTTTGTCTTTTAACATTGTTTTATTCATGTTTTCATAACCAAATAATCCAATTTTCTTTGCCTCATCATGTAATGTCTCTATTTCTGTTTTTTCTTGTTTTTTATTCGCTTCTCTTAAAGCAACTTTTTCAGCAATTGATCCAGGTTTTGGTCTTTTATCTTCTTTATAAGTAGAATCGTCTTTCTCTGCTTCTTTCTTGTAACTATCCTCGTCTTTTTCAATGTCTTTTTTATACGATTCTTCATCGCCTTTGTTGTCTTCATCGTGATGTTCCAATTTATTCAAAGATACAGAGTGTTTTTTACCATCTACATCAACCATCGCTGTTCCAAGTTTGTCTGTCTTGTCATGAAATTTCAATGAGTGTATTTTACCGATGTGTTCCTCACCATCTTTAGTGAATTTTACAGTGTGACCTTTGTCATAATCTGTTTCTTTTTCTTGACCATGTTCATCTTGATGGATTTTTACATACACAATTCTTTTGTAACCATTAGAATCAATGATTTGCTTCATTGCTAATTTTGATAAATCTTTCTTTCCCTTTTCAAAATCTTCAAGCGTTATTTCATTGTTACTGAATGCTTTATTCAAATCTTTTACGTATGATTTGATTGATAATTCCGTATAAAATTCACCTAATTCTGAATTTTGAGACTTTACAAATGATTTAGAAATATTATCTAAAATACTTAATCTGCGTTGTTGAATATTATCCATTTTTATTAATTTTTTATATTCTTATTTGAAACCATTTCTACCATTCCTGATGATAATCTTACATGTGTGAAATTATCATCTACTTTCATAACCCTACCTGTTTTTGTTATTCCATTTTTATTGAATGAAATTGAATCGTTGCGTTGCCATGATGTTTTGTCTGACTTTGAATTAAAACCTACTGATGCTGTATCGCCTTTTCCCACTAAACTATTTTTCGCAGTTTTCCTTGTTTCTATGTGTAGAGATTCTTTTATCTCTTCATCTTTACCGAAATCATCTGCTGTATTTAGATTTTTGAAATTTTCATCGTCTATTTTATGTAAATCTTCCTTAAGCACATCTTCAGTCATTGAATTTAACTTACTTTCAAATATTCTCATATTGTTTTCCAATGATTCTCTTTGCTTTTCTGTTAATTTTCTATTCTTCAATTTCTTTTGAGTGTCTACAATAGCTTTTGATGTTCTTTTAATAGAAGTAATTATTTTTTTATCTAAGGTTGTAGCTTTGCTTTCTTCTTTTTCAACTCTTAATTTATTTACAATATTCGCAGCAATTTTAGATATTTTTTTTAAACCCTCCTCACGCTGCTTTGAAGGCGTAATCCACTTTATATCCCCATTGTTTTGATTGTTGAATTTTTGTATTTTAGACAAACTTCTTTCATAAAGTTTATTATCTTCACCACGAATAACAGCTACTGTGGAATGTTTGCTTTCATTGACATGTCTGAAAATTCCCTTAACTTCTTCACCGCCAACTATGAATGTGACAGAATCACCAGATATGAACCCACCATGACTCGTGTGTCTTTTTCCTGTTTTTTCATAATTTTTTCCAGCGTTCACACCAGCGGTTTTTTCATCTCCTGACTCTACATGTTTCCAGACTTTTCTCACATTACCTTTGACGTCTGTAATTGTAACTAATCTGTTCTTAGATTTATCTAATCCCTTCATTAAAAGATCAAAATTATCTTGAAATGAATTAGATGTATTTATTGACTTATAAAAATCAATATGTGTAGATTTTTCAATATTTATCATCTTAAATAATTCTTTATATTGTTTCTTGATTTTATTTATCTCTTCATCATTTAATCTTGATTGATTTTTCAAAGAGGATTCTATTTTCTTGGTCATATTTTTAATCCTATCAGTAGCTTGTTTGTCAAGATATGTTTTATTATTAGAAACTATCTTTTTTAAATCAAATAAAACTTTTTTATTAATTATTAGGGACATTTCAGATTTTTTATTATTAATCCAAGTTCCTCCATTATTTCTTTCAAAATCATCAAAATTAGATTCACCTATTCCGTAATTTTTATTTTTAAAATCTACTCCCCAATTACACGAAGCGCACCTCCCCCAATGATCTGCCATCCTGTAAACTTTGTTATTCTTCTTATCTACTAAATATTCTGAAGAAGATTTTGGTGAGAACGTATGCTCTAAATCAGCATTGCTTTTTAAATTTTTCCATCTAACTTCAACAGGATCAACCCAAACATCTTTAGAGTCTGAGTAACAATCGTTTTCAGAATATTCATAAAAAGTTTTAAATAAAGCGTCTGTATTTAACCAATAATCATCAGCATTAACTTTTTCACCTAGACACTCAATCGCTCCAACGTATGAAGGTAACTTATCTACTTCTCGAAACGCTTGAGAAAATGACTCAAAATTATCATCTAAATCATTATATTGAATTTCTTTTTTGCCTGACTTTTCTTCTCTCGATAATTTAGCTTTATAATCGGCTAAATTATTTACTTCATTTATATCATCTAGTAAGTCTTTTCTGTTGGAATAATATTTATCTCTTATATATTTTATCTCAGGATTAATTTCAATTTCTCTACTAAATGCAACTCTATATTTTATAATTTGCGTTGAACCGTTTTCTTTTTCCCATTTTTGTTTAAAATCTGAAATGATTGAGGATAATTCTGAATCAATCTTGTTAATCTCTGAACTAATGACCTTTTTCATTCCAGAAGATGCTATTGATTTTTGTTTGTTTCCTCCTACCTTAATCCACTCGCCATTTGAAATTTTCTTGTAATCTACACCACCCCAATTTCTAATATCTCCTGTATTTGCTTTAGCTTTTTCAAATCCATTTAATTTTTCATTAAATTCATTAAAAACATTTGATAAATCATTTCTCATTGGAATCTTGCGTTAATGTGTGGATTATTTCTTTACTCATAGCTACCAACATTTTAGCGTAATTTCTTTTGAACTCAAATTCATATTGTTTTTGAGTTTTGTATCTTGGCTGCTCTTTTTTTATTTTTTTGATCATTACAATTTTGTGATTTATTTATAAAAAATTTAGCCATTTCTGGCTAAAAATTATATTTGTAATAAATTTGGAAGATTACAACAATTCTGGCAATTCACCGTTGGAAGATATTTCAAGCAATTCTTCATTACCATCAATTACGCAAGCGACTAAGAATGACAATCCGCTCTTGTTTGAATGACCTATGAATTTACCTGTCTCGCTTTCAGCAAAACCTGTTGAAATTTGCAAGATAACTAATAATTCAATAAAATCCTTCTTGCTATTTAATATTGGTCTATTTTGCTCTAATATATCGCTAATTAGATTCACTTCACCATCTTCTGTAAAGTGATTGATTTCCAACACTCTAACCCCTTGCGAGAAATCAACCATTCCAAAATTGAATTCACACTTTGCTCCTGCTTTCAATAAGTCCATCTTTAAAGTTATTTTAATTGAAATGATAATAACTGCTATAACACTTCTTTATTCAACGCAACTACATAATCACTAAATGCTTTTTCAAATGGATTTTCTTCATAATCCTCTTGACCTTCTTGATCTTGATCAAATTGATCATCTCCTTCTTGTTGGGCTTCACCGCCTCCTTGTTCCATTTGCTGCTGTTGTTGTTGAGCTTGTTGACCTTGGTACCATATAGAATTACCAATTGTATTTCCACCTTTCTCTTCCCCAAGTGGCTCTAATCCACGTTTGATCCGCACTTCATCTATAGTCATGAAATTAGACATCATTTTAATATCTTGTTCTAATTCAGTAGCTTGATCAACACCATCCATACCAACAAATATGAATTCATATTGCGGATCAATCCTTGATACGATGTGTTTATTTATACGTCTTTGTATGAATTTCAATAATGGATACAATCCCTTATCTTTAGAATGTTTCAATCTTGCTTCATTATTACCCTCAAACATTGGCTTAGCATCTGAACTACCTGACAATGGAAAGTTAATTTCAGCTGGATCAATTCTGTATATAGCTGTAGTTAGTTTTATTAAGTATTCTTGCCACTTAGCAAATTCCATATCTTGATTAGATTGATGTAAAGATACCCAATCTATATCACCTTCTAACACTGGGGTTTTCCATGAATTTTGCACTCCAGCCATCATACCTTGCCATTGTTGTTTGAATTGAGATAATCTACCATCATTTATGGCTGTATCGCCTTTGATTTTAAAGAATCCTTTTGGCGCTGATCCTTGTGAAAAGAATTTCCTATTGTATTCATCTGACCAAAGCATTGAAGTTATTGTGTTGATTAATATCTCAATCTCAGACACACCATATCCATTAGAATATATATTAGTTACAGGATTCCTAACTCCAAAACACATTTCCCAAGGATAAAAATCAGCAGAAACGTTACCATCTTGAATTTGACAAAATGATGGATAATACCCTAATATTTTGTCTCTATCGTTTTTTCTATAATTATCATCATCGTAACTATCTGCTATTCTGATGGTTGAAGCATCTACAGCTACAAATTCATGTGGCTTTCCTCGTCTGTCGTTTATTACTTCAAATGTCATTTGATCGTACGTTAATGAATCATTTACGATTTTACGCATAAATCCATCGAAATCATCTGACTCAAATGAATTATTTGTCCCGCAATTCAATATGAAGTCTGTAATCTCTATGGATTTTTTAATTTCTTCTTTTGTTTGTTGTAATGGTGTTGTGGTGTAGAATGGTTGTTTTTTACGAACTATAAATCCTGTAGAATATTTATCACTCTGAGGTTCGCAAAAAGATGCTATTTGATCTGCTCTTGTACCTATTATAGCTCTGACAATTGGAACCATAAATGATGTTTTTTTCAACATTTCATAAGACATTGCATATGGTTTATCCTTGTAACCAAATGAATTATTGAAAGAGTATGGATCAATTATGTACGATTTCTTTTGAGAATGATCTCTTTTTTGAACGTTATCTATGATTGATGACGCTTTGATTATGTCTGTAGGGTGTGTTGATACGATTGCTTTATTTAACAATATATTTTTACGCACTCCAAGTTGTTGCTCAACTTTTTCAAGACTTTCTAATTGTTTATGTATTGGTAGATTTTTCATATTTTTGTACAGTAATGTCGAGTCTTTAATAACTGCTTTATTGTTTAGGTATGAACTTACTGCGTTGTTTTCCCGCCTTAACTTTCATTTTAAAATACTTTGAAAACTCGCAAGCAAAAAATTCAATTTGATGTAGGGAAATATTATTTTTACCTATTGAATATCCTTTTTTGTAATCTTTCCAATCAATGTACTTAAAATCACCATACTTAGACAAGTATTCTTCACTTAAATCTCTCAACCAAGTTATCGCTTGTATTTGTTCTTTTGGCTGTAATGATGGGAATATTAATCTTATCCCTAATGATGCTCCTGGACCAACATTTGTATAATCATTTTCATTGTATTCAAATATCTTTTGTTTCCAGTATTTACCTATCATGATTAAATCTAAGTAAAATTCGTGAGACATGAACGATGAGACTCCTTTGATTTTTTCTGTGTTTTTAATCAATTCTTTGATCGATTTTGAATTTAATATAACTTTTATCAACGAGTGTAAACTTTCACCAACTAACACTGCATAAGCAAAATCTTTGAATTTACCATCTACTTTGTCATCCCAATTATCTGGTGTTTTAGAAATACCAACAACATTAGCCATATATGCAGTGTGCCAAGGATTCCCAAATTTTCTTCTGTACTGCTTGACCTCTTCCCATAGTGACTCTGAATCGAAATTTTCATAAGATTGTAAGCTGATTTCTCCCTTTTCAAAAGAATCTGGTAAATTGAAAAATCTGTAAAGAAGTGTTCTAAAGACCACACTCTCTACAGATTGATTATGTTCGATTAATATATTATTTATTATGAATTGACTTGATCTATCTAATTCACGATAAACATTGGTGAATTTATAATCTCTTAATATTTCATCATTAGTCCAAGGTCTTTGTTGCTTCAATATATTTCTTTTATACCAAATTTCTTGCCTTTCAAACATTGTTTTGAAAAACAAATTCAGATTTTCTTCATTGATGTCTTCTGTATCTGGTGGTAAATATTGAAGTATGGATTGATTTATACCCTTGACACCTTTTAAGAATTCAAAATTTTGATTCATAATAATTACTTTTTACATATAATTATTCTGTCAAAAAATCCTGGATAAATACCATTAGGATATTCTTTATCAAGACTTGGCATGTATAAAACTTCACTAAATCTCTCTCTCAGTTTGTTCATTCGCTTATGGAAATTTTCCATGCTTTTATCTTTTGTCAAGTGGTATTCCATCACTAATTTATCACATTCTGGTAATAAATCTTCATCTATAAGTCCAAATTCAGCGCCTTCAATATCCATCTTTATTCCATCGAATTTCATATCTTTTATATAAGAACAATGGGTGTTTTTCAATACTATCGTATCTTTAGTATTTGGTATTAATGAAGTTCTGTATCTGTCGGTATCTTTACCACCTTTATAGAATTTTAATGTCGCTTGTCTTTTATTACTAATAGCGCAATTTTCAATACTCCATTTTGAATCATCAAAATTATTTTCATAATTCATTTTCATAATTTCGAAACAATCTTCATCTGGTTCATAAGACAATATTGTTCCGCCATTATTCATAACATATAATCCAAATGCACCGATGTTTCCGCCTAAATCTAACCATTTTTCACCTTCTTGAACATCGAATTTATATTTTACACTTTTGTAACACTTTTGTTGCAATACTTCTTTTAAGCAATTAAAATCTGTAGTGCCTTTTCTATGTAAAATAGACATTTCATTCATTTCAATCAATTCTAATTTATTCAATTCATCTTTATTCATACCAATTCAATTTTTCAAAATTACCTGTTTCTAAAAATTCCCACATATCTTGTTCTTTGACTTCACCTCTTAATAATCTTGAATCAATTAATTCATTACGACCATCCCAAAGCAACTGCCAATCTATACCAATCCAACTATCTTGTTCGCATTTCTTGATATCTTCAGCTTGTCTATCTAAATAATATCCAAGATATCTACCGTGTTTTCTTCTGAATATTTTTTTGAAAGCGCAAAGAGTTGTTTCAAGTGAAAAATAGTCTACATCTACATCTCCATATTCAATCTCTATATCAGACAATATTTTTCCTGCTTCATTGTCTAAAAGATCATACATTTCTTTGTCGATTTTTATGTCATTTTCTGGGTCTAAAATATACTCTAATCCCAAAGAATATATCAATCCATTTCTATGACTTTTGCTCGAACTTTCTTTCAATAATAAATCTTTCGGCTCTACATCTAAATCGCAAGTTTCTTTCAATGTCTGTAAATAGAACCAACTTAAATACCTACCAAATTTGAACCAATTTTTAGTGATTTCTTTTTGCATAGTGTAAAAATTAGTCACACTATCGCTATTACACAATAAATCAAAGTATTCCTTTTGAGTTGATCCTTTTGACATTATGTTTCTTTTATAACTATCGAACATAGCTGGCAAGTGTCCCTTTTGCCACTTATTGTCAACTTGATATCTCAATCTTTTATAATTCTCTTGATTCCACTTATACAATCTTTCTTCATCTACATTTTCAAAATCTGGAAATTCATTCAATAAAATCCAAGCAGTTGAAACATTATAGGTATTTCCATATAACCAAGCAAACCAATATCTTTGCTCGATATTCAATTCCATACGTTTATTTACATAATTCATTAAAAATAACGCTGGATCGCAATCATGTGTTTTTAATGACCAATGATAATATTTCTTGAACAACTCCTTTCGCTCTTCATTGGCTGGTCTGTAATCTTTATTTGACATAATTAGATTCTATTTTAGTTGATGTTTGTTGATCTTGATCAAATAAATTTGGATCATGCTTCATAGATATTTTTGACAAAGAACCATTACCCATAAATATATATTTTACAAATGGTTCAATGGGGATTATTTCAACATCAAACATTGAATCAAATGCTTTAAATGTTCTTTTTATTATATCTTCCGTAGAAGCAAATCCATTGAATAATGGAATCCCATCTATTTCAATTACGCTTTTAAACATATGAAGTGGTCTGGTGTTGTTTCTGAAACAATACATTTTATTGTCTTCAAGAACTCCAGCAGCTACAGATGAATTAGGAAATTGAGTGAATGGTTGTTTTTTAGCTTGAAGACACTTTAATAATATCTCAGTATCATTCTTTGTTTGAAAATTAGAGTATCCAAAATGATCTTCCCAATTTTCAAATTGTTCTTGTGTGATTACACCATTGTGAACAACTGATATTCTGTCTGTTAATGGTTGATTGTATTTTAAATTTGAAGTTGAATATCTAACGTGTCCGATAATATATTCAGAATCAGGAAAAATTTGCTTTTTAATGAACTTTTCCGCTGGAATTGAGGTAATTATTGACTTAATACGTTTTCCTTCAAAATAAGCAATCCCTGTTGCGTGCTTCCCTCTTATTTGAGAGTTGATCAATAACTCTTTCAACACCATTTCAGATATTTCTTGATCTTTACACCTTAATCCTACTATTCCACACATAAATTTATTGATTTGATATATTAACTTTGCTTTGGTTTACGAATAGCGTTTCCATTAGCTGCGACCCGTTCATCTGTATCTTTTGTTAATCCCTTATTCCAAGGAATTTTACCTAACATCAATTTTCTACGCGCCTCACTACATGGTTTTGGTTTACGTAATTTATTTTTAACCTCTTCAGTATTCATAGTGATCTTAGCTGTATTTGATATTCTTTTACGCCAATCTGGATTCTCTAATCTATACTTATTCAAACCATCCATAACTTTTTTCTTAACTTCTGGTCTTGACATAGCTAATTTAGTATTATCTTTCAATCTTTGCAAAGTTATAGGATTTGTTAAATCAACTCCTTCATCTCCACCTTTTAGTATATTGTATCCTATCTTATTATTACAAGCATCTAATTTCTTGATGAAATAAATTTCTGCTTTATTTAATTGAGATAAAGAATTACATTTACATAATTTTTTAATAATAAAATTTTCACACCCATATTTAGATATTGCTAAATGTAATATAGAGCATCTAGGCTTGATATTTTGCCCATATTTTATGTGTTCTTTAAATCTTTGTTCAATGGTTTTAGTTGTTTTACCAATGTAAAATTTACCGTTTATTTGATTTGTTATCTTATACACAAACATAAAAAATGGATGACTCTAATGTCATCCATAATTCATAACTGAAAATGCGATTAAAGGTTGATTATGTCCACCCCTGCCCCTTGGAAGCGTTCTTCAATTTTATCTGAGCTTTAGCATTGTCACCAGACATGATAGCAGTCATTTTGTTGCCATCTGCATCAACTCCTTTGGCGATGTAGCGACCCTTTGTAATGTCGATTACCGCATCAAGCATTGGGACATTTTTTTCTTTTGTTTTTACACAATAAGCGGTGATTCCATCAAATTCTACTTCTTTCTTCGCTGCTTTTTTTACTTCTTTAGCCATCTTGATTTGTTTTTAATTATTAATTTTTGTAAATACTTATGTATTATGTTCGATGTAGGTAACTTTGATTTTAATTACAATTTATCTAATTCTTGTAAAATTTTCACATGTATTTCATCTTGATGTAAAGAAGCATCTATTTCTACTGAATATTTACAACTTGTTTTTACTTTTTCAAACATACTTTTAAAACCCTTAAATTTACCAGATACATTTTTTATGGTCTTTTGTTCTAAGTTATCGAATTCATATTCAACAGTATAATCAAAATCTGCAATATCTGCGCCATCATTGCCACCTTTTTCAATCATTTTACAGACTCTCCTTTCTACAACTCTTTTCAAGTTATCTTCAACTGTGGGAAATTGTAATAATATTACAATTATATCAACTGAATCTGGAAATTGAGTGAAAATATCTAACCAAGTTGACGTACACATTATTCCATCAACTATTATGTATTTTGGATTTTGACTTAATAAGTAACAAAATGAAAGGTCAATACCACTTTTAGTATTTATAGTATCTGTACCTGTACATTGATTGTCTTTCAAATGTCCTACGTGACAAGAATTGTCAAATATAGTAGCTTTCAATTCGACTTCTCCAAAATTTTCAGTAATTAATTTTTTTGATGTTGGGTCTGATAACGCTTCGTGTAATAATTTAGATTGAGTAGTTTTGCCGCTTGCATTACTACCCAAAAACCAAATTAATTTAGCTTTATTCTCCATCTAATATCTTATTTATTGGATCAATCAATCCAGTTTCTTGAAGATGAATCTGATATTGTCTTTCTACCTCGTCAACTTTTTTCTGAAATCTTTTTGGAGCATCGTC